GCACACAAGGGTTGCGTAGCAATCGCGAAATCATCTCCATACACCAGCTCGTCATACGCAATTTCAGTCCACACCCCATCGCAGTGATTAGGACAGGTGCCCGGCTGTACCGTGGGAATGATCTTCCAAAGCCGCAACTCATTGAGCGTAGTATAGATTGTCTGAGAACCCGCAACAAGAACGACATCCGTTATGAGCGATACGGAATTCTCTGTAAGAGAAAGACTCTGCGAGGCTGCGGTGAGATTGACCCCAAGAGAAAGGGATACGCTGTTCAGCGCCGATGCCAGCACCTGCGAAGTCAGGTCAATCTGGTTGTTCGTACTCAGTGTGACTGAGTTCTCCGTGAGGAGAAGCACCTGCGAAGCCAGCGTCGCATTAACACTCGTGGACAGGGCCACGCCATTCAGCGTTAGCGACAGTGTCTGGCTATCAAAGGTCGGAGGTTGTACCTCGATGGAGACCGAGTTCTCGGTGAGATTCAGGGTCTGGGATGCAAGCGTTGCATTCACCCCGGTGGAGAGAGCCACACTATTCAGGGTCAGGAATAGAGGCTGACCTGCGACCTCGATGACATCGTCATCGCTAATAAGTACGGAGTTCTCCGTGAGGAGAAGAGTTTGAGAGGAAAGAGGGATTGTCTGCCCGGTGGACAGAGTGACGCTGTTCAGCGTCAGGGAGATGGTTTGTGAGGCGAGTGTTACCTCAGCATTGATCTGCCCGAGCGAAGCTAGGGGCGCATCCGCAATAGGATAGAACCCCAGCATGTTGGCTTACTTCTTTGAGTCTTTAACGAAGATACCGATAGCCGCAGCGACAGACAGACCTGCTGTTACAACAGCACCCTGAAGCTCAGGGCTGATCTGAATACCAACAGCCGTCAACAAGTAAACGATACCCCGCCAAGTGCTGGGCTCATTCAATGCAATACCGAACTGCTTCATGATTTACTCCTAGGGATCTCGAAATGTGGCCCATCTGGAAAGGTTTTGGACAGCTCTACTTTACCATCTTTGAACTCTGTCTCCGAGAGATTCTTCCATGTGCCTCCCCACCGCACTTCAGTGCGGAGTTGCTTCGCGGCTTCTTTCACCGCTTCGGCCAAAGGGTAGTAATGCTTCCAGTCCCATGAGACTTTGTTGTCCACAATAGGAGCCAGATCGACTGCATCCCCAGTCAGATGCCGCGAGTTCATGGTTTTGGATGCGCCCTTCTCTACGAGGTAGGCTTGACGCTCTTTGGTTCGAAGACCTTCCACTACGATGAAATCAATCGGCGTGATTTGAATCGCACGCTTTACCACCTGCACCAGTGCAGGATTGACCCCTTCGAGGCGGCGTAACGATTTCTGACTGAGGATGAAGCCCATTGTCTTACTCTTCTACTGGAGCTTCTACTGCCGGGGGGACCTGCCCTTCGGCTTCCTTCTGGATGGCATTGATCAGCGGGAATACCTGCTCATACGGCTGCTTACCAAGGAAACCCATGACGGCATTGACGAGATCCAGCGACAGAGTGATTTTGTTTTCCATGATTTTTACAGTTGGTTTTTAGGAAACAGGAGTCTGCCACGGAAGCGGCGGCGTGACAATCGGAGGATCAATCTGGTTCTGGATCTGCGTATCAATGCCCGTATAGATCGCCGCGACCTGTTCTGCGCCCAGTGCATCCTGAGTCCACTGAATGACTTCAGCTTCGGTCAGATCGGCATAGGGGATGTAGTTGGGCTTGTCTGCATTAACCGCAAATGAAACGGTGGAATACACCTGACCTGAGAAAGTCCCGTCTGTGCCAGTGCAGGACCAGTGAGAGGTCACAACGTAATCCGTCTTTCCATCCACATCGGGGATGCAGTCAAGGGCAGAGATTGTCCAAGTGTAATTATTCATGCGTTTACCTTTGCTTTGAGTTCGTTGAGTTCTGCGCGTAGTTGTTGACAGTAGACAATGAGATCTGGAACGTATTTGGAATAATCTACGCCCCATGGATGAACTGGGGTTCCGTCTTCGTTAAGTTCGTCCGTGCCTTCCGTAACTGCGGATGGCTTTACCTTATGAGCTTCTTGAGCAAACACGCCACGATCAATTGAACCGTCTACTTTCCACTCAAAATCGTGGACAACAGTGTTATCAATAACGGAAGTATCGGTTGCTATGCCTTTGTCAATTTTGAAGCGCCGATCGGAAACAATGTTGTAAAGAACACCTGTTGTGCCGTTTTGGGTTATTGAGCCTATTCCACCGCCGTTGTAACCAAAGGCTATATATAGTGAACCTGAAGCAGAACCGTTAATATGATTAAAAATTCCATATCCATCAGTTCCTTGAAGCGACTGAGAATTGACGTTTTGATATCCAGCAGCGTTTACGTTACAGAAAATTTTATTTGCTACTGACAGTGAATTTGTTTGGCTTGTTGGGGTTACGGTTGTCCCAACCAACAAATTCCCAGAGGCATCCAGCGTCATCGCCTGAGTGAAGGAGATTGCGTTTCCTGCTGTGCCGGAGGGGGCGGTGAAAAATTGGTGTTGGCCGCCATATTGCTGGTATTGAGTAGCAGACGCGGTGCCTATGTATCTCCAAACACTTGCTGCGGCCAAATACGCGTTAGTTGAAAACGCAGTCACGTCAAAACCAACAGTTTGACCGATTGTGAAATTATTGATTTGTAATGCTTTGCTAGCTCCACCGCTCCAAGCACTCGGCGTAACACCCAAGCCAAGGTTGCCGGAGGGATCAATTGTTACAGCATCAACCGCAGACCCTGAACTTAATGGGCGAAGAACAAGACTAATACTGTTTGCGCCATTACTAACCGCTGTAACCCGCGCTTTTGTGTTATCCGAAGATGTCGATAGCAATAGACCAGCCGCCGTCCCGTATGCACTTGTTCCAGTAGCATTGTCACCGCTAAAAACAGCCGCTCCACGACTATCAAACTTTTCTTTTGGCGAACTCGTCCCAATCCCTACGTTGCCAGAAGAATTTACCGTAACAAGATCCGTTACACTCCCTGAGTTCCCATTGCCAAGGCGTACCGTGCCGTCAGGAGAGCTGGGCTGATAAAGCGTAAAATTGTTGGTTGCGGTGACGGACTGGCCGATCTGGGCTGCGTTTACTTTTACTATAGACATGATTAAGTCCCGCTTGTAGAAGCCAGCAGATAGTAAGTCGTGCCGTTGATATTAATGGCTATCTTGTTTGTTACCGTATTTGTCGTAGACGCAGATACAGCCGTAGAAGCCAAGACATTCCCCGTTGCTGCCGGGAGAGTAAGCGTCAAATTCGACGCAGTAGAAGGAGGAGTCAGGGTGACGGACCCGCCTCCAGAAGATGAAAGCTTAATATCGCCCATGTTACTTTGCTCCTTCTAAGGCTTCGAGCCGAGCGGTGAGTTCTTGTAGCGCCTTAATGATTCTTGGGGTTAGCTTGCCAAAATCTACACCCATCATTTCTTCCGGGTTAGCTGGGACGCTAACAGCTTCTGGTGCAACTTCTGAAAGCTCCTGTGCTATGTAACCATAGTCAACATGAGAACCATCAGCTTTCCAATCGAAAGACCTGACCTTGATGGCATTGACTGAGCTGAGAGCGCCGGGAGCATCTACGATGTTTTCTTTAAGGCGTTGGTCGGATGCGGAATTGTACGTAGTGCCAGTACCGTTTGTATTGATGGTTCCTACCTGAGTAGTGTTGTATCTAAAAATTACAACGTCACCCGTACTAGTGCGCCTTCCAAACACGCCTGAAACGTTGCTACTCGCACAAACAGATACATACCCAGATTGCCCTAATACAGCACCGGTTGTGCTAGCTCCTGACGGGTCTGTACTCGTCGTCCCAACCAACAAATTCCCACTGGAGTCGATGCGGGCGCGTTCTGTTGCTCCTGTAAAAAACTGCAATGCGCCTACATCATTCTTTACTTCTAACCCAGCTTTTTGTGCTCCGCTATTAAGAAAATATAACCCTGTATAACCACTTGCGTTTTGATTATCTAGCCTGATATTTGGGAATAATCCAGAACCGCCACTAGAACTATTGCGAACAATTTCAAATGAGCTTGCAGGCGAAGTCGTTCCAATCCCAAGATTCCCACTCACATCCAGCGTCATGGCTTGGGTAAAGCTGATCGCGGTCCCGGCTGTTCCGCTTGCGGCGGTGTACCAACGATGTTGACCAATAGTTTGACGGTATTGTGATGCGAATGCGGTTTGTTTATAGGTCCAGCCTGTTCCAGCTAAATAAGCAGCGTTAGAGTTAACTTCAACCTCTGAGCCAGCGGCTGACAAAGAAGAATAAGGGCCGATGTCAAATGCTTTATAGATTAACCAAGCACTCGGCGTAGTCCCAAGGCCCAGATTTCCTGACGCATCAAGGCGTAGCCGTTCAGTGCTATTCGTAGCCCAAGCGAGAGTGTTAGTCGTCGGCAGGTACATCCCATCCACGGGGACCGTGGAACCCGTAACCGTCAGCAGTCCAGTAGACAGCGAAGTGCTTGTATCTCCGCCGGGAGAAGTGATGCCAGTCGATCCATTCAGCGTTATAGCCATTACACCACCACCCAAACTGATCCAGAAGATACGGTTACCGTGATACCCGACGCGACCGTAATCGGTCCTGCACTTGAAGCATTATCGCCCGAAGCAATCGTACAATTCTCAGAGACCGTTGCGCTGTTCACAAAAAGCCCATTGCCAGACCTGAAGGTCGTGGATTGGAACTGCCCGGTTGAGGGCAGGTATAAAAGTCTTGCATTGCTCGTGTAGATCGTCTCTGCCGTGCCCGAAGTGGCTGCAGCAAAAGTAGGATAGAGATTCCCAACAGAGGTCGTATCGTTAGAGAGCGCCGCACCGCCAATGGATTTCCACGAAGGACTTGCACCGGAGTAGCCTTCAAACTGATTCGTCGTTGAGTTGTACCGGATCATGCCGGTAGCAGGAGACCCCGGCTGTTGCCCCGTAGTGCCCTTGGAAATCAGCACCGCCCCGGTCGAAGTGAACGAGGAATCCGAAGACGCAGTCAGCGTCGTGAAAGCACCCGTAGAAGCCGAAGAAGCACCGATCGGTGTGGAGTTAACCGAAGACGCCGTGATCGTCTTGTTGGACACGTTCTGCGTGTCCGTGGTGCCCAGAATATCCCCAATCGGTGACGCCTTGGAAGTTGTCCAAGCGGTACCCGTAGAAACAGGAATCCCGGCACCGGGGTAGGTCATCTGATTGATTGTGGCCCACGAAGGCACGCTTCCGCTCGTCGTCAGGTATTTGCCTGAGTTCCCCGTTTGATCCGGCAGAAGGTACGTATAAGGCGCGGTACAGAAGATCCGCTTGGCCCCCGCAGCAAATGAAACCAACGCATTCGCGTTGGAAGACTGGAAGACCGTGCGCGTGAGCGTACCAGTACCTACGGTACCCGTACCAATTTCCCAGTTGCCCGCACCATCGTCTGCGACATACCAGACGATATCACTATTGATGAACGTCGAGTTGAACGTGACGTACCCGGTAACCGCTCCATTGAGCGTAAAGGTGCCCGTACCAACAGTGGTAGTAGTCTCTTGGACTCGATCACCGAGTAACGCCATGTCCTAGCCCTCTTAGCTAAGGATAATAACCGCGGTCGAAGACGTATTCGCGGGAAAAGTCACTGTAAAATTGCCGTTGGTTGAACTGTAAGTCGCTCCAAAGCTCAGGACCGCTATCGCCGCGTTGTTCCTAGACGAATTATAGATCAAAGCCCCTGCGGCTGAAATGGTCGCAGAAGTCCAAGTGTAGCTATCCCAGCTCAGATAAGCCGTGGTCCCTGAAAGGGACGTACCCAAATTGGTCAACGTCGCACCGCCAGCGGTGTATCCCGTGCCGGAAGATTCATTGGAGGACGAGTAAACCGTCGTCGCAGAACTCAAATTGGCTGAGCTCGTATAGAGCGCGATCTTAAATACGTCACCTGAAGTGATCGTCGTCGAAGCAACGGTCTGCGAAGCAGAGACCGTGTAGGTGCCCGCACCACCCGTACCAGAGCCCAGAGCCGTGATATAAGTGCCCGCCGTTACACCCGTACCGGAGATAAAAGAACCTACAGCCAGAACACCGTTAGTGACCGCTGAAACCGTCAACGTCGTACCTGAGATAGCTCCCGTAACCACAGCTCCGAAATCGTGAACGTGGTTGAGCAGTTCCTGCTTGAACGAGCCGGGCAAAGCCTGAGTTATCATGTGTGCACCTCAAATATAGGAAAAAGTTAGCCGCCCTCTAGCGGGTTTTCGGTTTTCGCCGCGTACATCCCTAAAAATTGTGCGGTCGCTAACCCCAGTTTTTTCGGCGGCTTCTTCTCTGCATGAAAATACTTCGCCGGTCTCATTACATTTTACCGCTTTGCGTTTGGTTGCGGCCATGCGGGCTATTATTTCTGGGCCGTATTTACGCCCCATACAAGATGCGCTCAGTTTAGCACGGGACTCATCTGACCACTGCCTGCCAGTATTGGCTTTGCGCGCAGCTTCTATACGCTTTTCGGCATTACAATTGGCTCGGGCTTTTTCCAGAGCGGATAGACAATTTTTCCGGTACTCTTCGCTAGTTGCCCACAATTCTTTACTTATCGCGCTGTTCAGCGCCCTCTGCTCCGGCGTTCTTTTCTTGCCGGTATTTTTTTGCCTCATGCGCTCTATTGATTCTGGAGTATGCTTTTTACCAAATGTAAACTCGCCGCCGTTTGTCTGGTTGTACACCGGATGCAGCTGCTTTATGACAGCTTGCTCTACAGCGCTAAGACTTTCTCTGTCCAAAACGGAAACAAATTCTTGTATCTGAAAAGCGTCCAGTCCGTACTTTCTTATCGCGGAGTAAAAATGTGATTTACGCCCCGACCTTGCGCCTGTTTTGTGTTCACTCCACCGATAAGACATGGGTTTGCTGGTCAACCCAACATATTGGTCTCCGTTGACTGTATTGGTCACGACGTAGATACACCCAGCTTTCATTAGGGTTCCTCAGACACCTCGATGTCAGGCTCAACGCGATCCGCTACCACTGACACACTGTTAAGGGTAAATTCGATTGGACCTTCTTGGCCCTTCTCTTCTGGTTCCATTGTAACCTCTTATTTAACTGGGTACCTAGCTTCTGGCGCGCGGTATCCATCCGTCTTGTCCTTGGCGTCGCCGAGGTTCTTCATCAGCGCAAGCCCTTCGTCAAAGGTCTGTTTATATAACTGAATCAAATCAGGCTCACCCTTCATATAACCGTAAGCAAAATAAAGCGACCCATACAACAGCACGTTCGGGAAGTTCGTGCCCACCCAGCTTGTACCCGCCACAGTGATCGACGGAGGATAGGCAAAATAATGCAGCTCTACGCCATAACAGGCGTCGGGCGTAGGCCCAAGAATAAAGGACGTATCAGAGAACAGCGCGTAGTACTGCGGAGCGGCTGTCGGAGAACCCGGAAAAGGAAACATCTCGCGGATGTAGTTCACATCCTTGTTCAGCAGATAGGCGTAAGGCCCGATCAGCGTGTAGGTCCCGTCCTGATTCGTCGTGATAGGCGATACCGCCATCGAAAAAGCCGACAGAAAGTCACTAGGAATGTTGAGATACGGGAAATCCTGAGTCGTTTCACCCGTCACATTCTTACGGAACGCAGGCAACTGCACTGAGTTGTTGATCACAGTCTCAGCGTCAATTACAAAATTCGGAATGTTAGCGACAAACGTACTTTCGGTGTTTTCCGTGTACTGCTGAATCGCTGCCGACAACGTCGCGTAAGTCCAAGCCATGTTTTAACCTAGCTTCTTAGAACATTTGTCGCCCTTGGTCTGCGCACCCGTACCACGGACCTTGACAGTTTGCGTCGATGCGATATTGTTTGGGTACCCAGAGGAATTAGGAATAAGCCCTTGCTTGTTGTATGCCGAAGCAGGCTTGTTTTCGATCTTAGCCATTAACGCCCCCGACCAGAGCTTTTCTGGTTCATAACCTTAGCCATACCGCGACCGTACTTTTTCATGTCGAGGCTGGTCTTACCGCCCTTCTTCAGACCTTTCAGATCGGTCTTCTTACCGCCGTGAAGCTGCTTGTCGTGCATACCGACCGCCTTCTTCACCATCTTTTTGTCTGCTTTAATATCTTCGTGTTTCATACGTGCCTCACAAAATGGCCGGGGGGACTACCGGCGGAATAATCACCACGCCGGGGGCTACGGAAGTGAACTCCGTGATGAACACGTTGTTCAGATAAAAATTGGCGACCTGCGTTGCTACAGGATTGAAAGCAAAATCCGAGCAACTCTCATTTCTGTTCGTGTCAGGGCGAGGCTCTCTGAGTGCCTGCGGGTCGTTGCTTACCTTTTGAGATCCTATGATACCAACCCAGTTCTGAGGATGATCAGGGTCCCAGCATTCAGGGCAGACCTTTTCATTGATCAGTTTGCCCATTATATAGTACTTCTTCAACTTCTTGAGATCGTACCTTTGAGCGCAACGGTCACAAAATCCGAAAGCTCGCTTATAGCTAGCGAACCGTGTAGCCATTACCAGCCACCGCCCAAGTAGCCTGCCATAGGGACCATCCTTATCGGAGCCTTTTCACGATCTTCATCCTTGGCAAGCTGGAAGACTTCGTCATAGTTGGCCTTCAGCATCTGAATGCGGTTGGCATCCAGCTCCGGCTGTTTCATTGCAAGCTGATAAGCAAGCCCAGCAGTCAACGCATCAAAGAAGCGGAAGGGTACTTCCTGAGTCACAGTACCCGTAGATCCTGCATCATCCAGACGACGAAGGTACCAATAGTGGAAGATGTACCCGCTGACATTCGGCGTCGGCCAAATGTTAATCTGAGGAATCGGCGTCTGACGATTGATCCATACCTGTACCGGACGCCCTGTAGCCAGCTTGTTAGGAATGGCTGCATAGGTAGGGAGCGCGATACGCGGAATGACGATATCGGTCTGGTTGTACTGACTGCCCTGATTCTGCCGAATCACCTGCTCGAAGATATCAACACAGTCGGCGGGGAGATTGTACGTTCCCTGACCCTGAATCAGAGTGATGTCCGCCGGAGTCACCGTCCACAGGTTGATGCCCTGATTGGCCCATGAGGTCAGCAGATAGTTGAGGCTCCGCCGCGCTGTACGCGCCTGATAACCCGTGCGAACTTCAAT